TCGCCTACAGTCTTAATTAACTGCCCTGCGACTTCATATGCACGAGGGTGTTCTGTCTCCTTAGATAGGTCTAGGATACCGTCTATTGCGTCCTGACCACGTTCTATGAGGTCATAGAGGTGTTCTCTTGCATACTTATAGTCAGTCTCTATGTTCTGAGCTCTCTCAGGTTTAATCATAGGAACCGCTTTGGTTTCTTTCTTTAGGGAAGTGTTAATATCGAGTAAGTCGTTCAACTTCGAGTCTACTGTTTTTCCATTTTTCATAATCTACCTTATGCATCATCTGTTAAATTGTCTGCGTATGTTTTATTAGTTCCATCGTCATAGAACGTGACATTTTCTGCAACCACAAATGTATCGTTTGCATCTACTGAACCAACAAACTTCAATACTGAATTAGCGTCTATAGTAATAGCATTACTTACTACCATACTTAACTTATCATTTGCGATTGAAGAAATCGTTGGATTTGTTGTTAAATTTGTTCCGAATACTTCGTCACCTACACTGATATCACTATCTAGTGCTGTAGTGAATACTACACTAGTTGAATTGTTTACAGCATTATTTGTTCTATTAACAAATGCAGGTTCGTAATGTTTGACTTCTTTAACTAGTCCAGCACTTGTTATTTCAGAAGTTGAAAAAGCTGCGTTACCGTCACCTATGTAATCTCTTTCAATAACGTTCTTAATAATCTTACCTTCATAAACTGGGCCGAAAAAGTATAATTGCATTTTAAATGCAAGGTTATAAGTAATAACACGTCTTTCATCGAATCCACCTTCATAGTTATCTTCAAAGTCTACTGATTCTAAAATGATAGGAACGTCTCTATAGTCAACCATTTCGTCTATCATCTTCATAGTTACTGTATAATCGGGTTGGAAGTATGGAATTATCTGTTCTACTATTTGCAGTGCGTCATTCATTGACTTAGCCATAACGGAAAGGTTGAATGATAAATTATATGGTGCAGGTGCATACTGAAACTTTCTATTAACCTTATCAACTTCTTGTGTAGTTTTAGTATTTCTAATTAGTTTGTTGTTCTGTCTATTAACATCATATTCAAAACCTGCAAGTTCAAATGCTATCCTAGGTAAAGAGATAGCAGTTCTGCTACCGTCATTAGTGTTTGTCTCTGCGTTTAATCTTGCGAGAAACTTTGCTTTCGGCCCATAACTAATAGGAACCTTACGGATACTTAAAACGGTTCCGTCTGTCTTGACATCTCTAATGTCAATATTATTAAAGAGTGTTCCAAATATTGAAACCGCTCTTTTAATTGTTTCATTATAGAACCATGTTCCAAACATTATGTAACCTCACCAAATGGGTTTGTTTCTGAGAAGTCTAGGTAGTTATCTGCCTTACCTTCAAATTCTACGTTTTGTGCTAATCCGTCTTGTGACATTGTCATTAAGTCTGTTATACTTGCAATAGTTCTTGAAGTTCCTGATGTCGCACCAACAAGTGTATCCCCAACCTTGAGCGTTGCGGTTACATGTATAAGTTCTAACTGGTTAGGCGTTACAGATTCACTATAACTTGCAACCTCTCCAATAACTGTTCCACCAAGTGTGATATTTTCCTCTTTAACATATGCACCAGTTCCATTCATTCTAACGTCTACTCTGTATGCTTGGTCTCTTTCTACAAAGTCTGCATCAGTACCAGTTTCAAAATCTTCACCTGAGTATTCAAACAATTCGCATTGCAGTTTAAATACAAATAGTTTACCCACCTGATAGAAAGGCATTTCATGTTCTACAAATTTGATTTCAAATAAACCACCACTTAATGGAAGATAAACTAAATCTCCCTCGTTAGGTCTAAATGAAGTTGCAAGATTTGAATCTAATTGAATAAATCTTTCCCAACTTCTTACTGATATAACAAAGGTTGCTTGGTCACGTATCTCTACACCAAACTTGGACATAAGGTCGCCTTCACCTTCAAATCCTTCGGTGTTTTCAATATACATTTCTACTGAATACGAATCCCCAAAAGTGGACTGTACATCTTCACCAAGAATAGTATCTTCTTCGACTATCTTTCTTGGTAAGTAGTATGTTTCTTGTCCATACATTCGCAAAGATTCAACAACCAAATCCTCATAAAGGTGTTGTTCACTTTGTACAGCATGGTTAAAGAATACGTTTGTTGGCATTTTTTACCCCATCATATCTAACACAGGCATTTCATAATTCAATCTTGATTCTTCTTCTAATCTTGTCTTCTCTTCTAATGCTTCTGATTTAATGTTATCAGGTTCTAGAGTTACCCCGCCTGGCAATGCAATACCGCCAAACTTAGATAAGTTTTGTCCCCACTGATACTTGACCAATGCAGTTGCATATCTTTTTAACCACATATCATTGTAAATGTCTGTAAAGTCTGTTGGGTCTAATTTCCTGTAACACTCGATAATAATATACTCATCAGCATTAATTTGGTCTGCGTCCATGTCAAGATAAAGTCTATTCATATGTGTGTTATATCTGATAGGAGTTTGTCCAACCAACATTTGGTCTAACATTGATATATGTTGTTGGACTTGTTCGTAGTATAGAATACTCGTGTTTGTTAAATCGTATATGTCATTAAGTCGTAACTGATAACGTATATCAAACATATTGAGATTATGTTTGTCTGCAAATGGAAATATGTTTATAACAGAAAGAACAAATTCGGGAAGAATAATATAGTTCTTCTGATGTTTATATTGTTGGTCTGTATAATCATGAGTTCCAGCTGCAGATTCAGTAAATGTTTCGTCTGTCTTTAAAGCAGCTATATCTGAAGCACTAAGTTGGTGTTTTAAATAGGTTTTGATACTACCGTCATAATGGTACTCACGGAAGTATTGAAGCGCTTCATCTACTCTATCGTCTAACTGGTCATCATCGACATTAATTTCAATCACTGGCGCACCAAGAGCACGCTTGATGTATGATTTAAATGCGGTTTTTGAATTCGGTTCTGCCATAGTAGTATTTCCTCGTTACTACTATTTATAAGAATTATTCTTGGAAGTATGTCTTATTCTGTAGTCTGTCTATTTTAGTATCAATTCTATCCAAAGTGTCCATTAATCGTTCAAGTTCCTTAGACAGTTGTTCACGTGTTACATAATCTTTAGCTACTTCTTCACGTGTTTTATTAACTAAAATATCAAGTCTTTTTTGTTCAGCAAGAACTGCTCGAACTAGAAATCCCAAAGGCGCTAGCACAAAGGTAAGTATTATATTCCATATGATATGGGCGTCTATTGCTAAAAGTGTCTCTTCCATATCGTTATTTATGGAATTAACGTATTGGATTGCCTTTTTCGTCTAAATTAAATACAAATTCGTCATGGTTGTAATCCTCTTGGCAAAAGTCTTGCCCGAAATCACCACTACCCGAATTGAGCAAACTTCTCATATTCATGTTAAAGGATATGCTATACCTTTCTTTATCTGTATAGTTAGGTTCAACCATATGCATAAGACCACTAGGAAACAAATGTATATCTCCAACTCTAGGCGCCAAAGCAAAACTAGTTCTCACTCTTTGATGATTTGGAAACTCTGCAACTACTTTTGGTGAACTATCTATCGCTTCAAAGTTACCTTCGTCACCGTCTGCTTTGATATACAAAACTCCCGAATACCAACAACCATTATGTAAGTGTGGTCTATTCCAAGAACCTTTTTCATTTATATTTGCCCATGAATTGCCAGGCTCCATACCTATCATTTGTGGTTGTATACCATGGAAAGGTAATACTTCGTCTGCGAAGAAACGACTGATACGGTTCATACATTTTTGAAAGACAGGACTAGACTCACAACCATCTTTAGATTGCCACCCTGCTAGATGTTTTTGATTAGGTGCCATTGCGTTAGATACTTGTCTACCTTTAGGGTCACGTTTACGCATTGCGTCCATTTCATCAACCAACATTTGGTTGTATTCTAAATTATAACCCTGTTGTTCATCAAGATTTGGGTCTAAAAAATTCCTATGAAACATATACGTAGGAAACAATAATCTAACTGACATAATTAATCTCTATCTATTTTTTTCGACTCCGAACCGTCCCAATTCAAGTCTGTTAACTCTCTTTGTCTATCCTTAAAGTCTTTTTTCAATTCACCTGTTGCATGGTCAACTGGACACTCTTTTAACACAGCATGGTCACTGTTTTCTATTTCAGGTGAGTCCTTGTATAATTTATTTTTACTAGTCCACATATACTTCCTATAAAATCCGCCAGGGATTTGGTTATCAGGTGTTCTTTCGTCACCTTCGACTCTACATAATTCTGAAACTCCTCTTTTATCACCATAGTTACTTGAGTGTGAGTTCATTTCTTCTAAGTAAGCGGTATCACTTTTATGACCATACGAAGCAACCCAACTTTCTCTCCTGAAAGGAACCACTTGAACTATTGGTGTATCTTTAGGAATAATAAAACTATGTTTAGCTAAAGGATACACTATGACTTGGGAATTATCAGTATTGTTATTAAACATATCTGTATCCATAATACCCTGCCACGTTCTAAAGTATTTATTCTGAAATAGAAATGGGTCGAGATAAAAAGCAGAATAGCCAGGCGGTGTAGTTACCATCCAAGAAACTCTAAACTTAAATGCGTCATGCGGTGTATTATCACTACCGTCTCCTTGAATAAAGGAAAAGTTATCGTCCATTAATTGTGCTTTATGATGCGTTGGAGAAGCATTACTTGACCACTCAAAAGTATCCTCATTTGGTGGTGTATAGGTGTTCCAAAACCCCCCACTTTCTTCTTCATGATATTCACACCAAATATCTCGTGACGTACAAATATAATAACCAGTTGCTAACCAATCGTGCATAGCAGGACATGCTCTTAACGTAACAGTAGGTGTTCCATTTTGCACCCCATGAACCTTAGACCTTTTCCACCAATCAGGTAACATTTTCCCTGCAGGGATAGGTCTAAACATATTTTCATATGATTCATTATTATACGTATTAAATTCTATGGTAGGCATATTATACTCTAAATGGTTGAAGTTTATCTCCAACTTCTCTGTAAAACCTTCTTGACTTATCTGTTCCTTCTCTTATCTGTTCTTCCCAAGATACCAATCTAATTTCTGTTCCACGCAAAACAACTGACCGTCTATCGATATATCTAGCAGAAGGGTGTGGTGCTTCAGCTCCATGTGATGTTCTTCCGTCAAATAGGAGTAACCTATTTGGTTTAAATCCAACCCTTCCTATTTCATGTTTATCCATATCTTCTTTAGTACCACCGTCAACTTGGTCTCCATAAAATCTTAAATCTCCACCCCATTTTGGATTCCAAAAAGTGTTTGTATACCAAAGTATAGACAAATTCCATTCTGCATCTGGCCGACAATCATTATGACAAGTTCCGTCTAACCCTTGTGTTTGAGAATTCAATCCCATATAATCAAAGTCTACCCACGTAAATCCAAAATCAGTTTCACATTTTCTATTAAAGTAATGGGCAAAATATGTATCTTTCTTTAACATATCTTGTCCTAGGGGCATTCGACTATCATTGTTTCCCATATTATTAAAAAAAGTTCCGCCCCAAAAACTATGTTGGGGTAAACCTGTTTTACTATCTGAACTTACTTGATTTGTTTTTGACCACATATTACTATCAGTAATTTGTTTATTCCAAAAGCGGTGCAACTCTGGCGTTAAAAAATTGTCTACAACATGTATAGTTGCTTCTTCATGTACCCCAAAAGGAAAAATATCCTTAGTTAGTTTGAAGGGTTTGTCATGGTAGACAATGTTCATATTTAAGTGAGGCTATTTGAGTCAAACGGTGTCGGTATAAGGTTGATATACTCATCTGTTTCTTTCAAATGGTCTTCTCTAGTTGCTTGGATTTCTTCTGTGACTTGAACAAGACACATGTATACAGAATCAGCATATTCTAATACACGTCTTGCGTCTGACCTAAATGGGTGATTTGACCCCTCACGTCCAGCATAAGTTGCATCGTAAATATCTCTAAACCTCTGATTGTCTGCCATCTCACCAATCATTCGTTGAGCATGACCATAAACGTCATCAACAATTTGATTATTTAAAGAGACACCATGAGGTGGTTCAGAATTTTCAATGTAGTTTTCAATTGCATCTCTGTCACTCCCCTCTAGTGGTTGTCTTTCTTGTTCGTCAAAAGATTTGTTATCATCATAATTCAGAATTTTAAATTCCTCTTTATCATAAATGACAACATCATATTCAAAACCAAGATTTGGTTTATCGACATTTTCAAATTGAAACCTTAAACCATTAGGTTTCGTAATGTGAAGATTATTATCTTCGGTAAAAATAAAAGCATTCATAATATATTTCCTCTAAATTATTTATCGCAGAAATCTTCATATACGTTTAGGTGTTTTATTTCACTAGTATCCATGTCTGCTATCCATGGGCCACCTCTAGTATAATGTACTGCGTGATACCTCTTTTCATCATCAGACATACCCTCTGTTAGAATATACTTATCGGGTATTCTATCAATAGAGTCTGTCCACTCAAACTGGTGAAGGTATTGACCAGTTGCTGTATTAATAACTTCGGGTGTTAACTTCTTACAATCTTCATGTGCATTATTGAATATCATAAGACTAGACCAAAGTTTTTTAGGATACATAACGTTCTTTTCCCCACCCATCTTTACTTTAGACATTTTTTCAAGTTCATAATCATACTGAACACAAGCGACAGCATTATCAGGGTGGAGAAAATAGAACATTTCCCAAAACGGTTGTTTCCATATAAAATCATTATCTATGAACATACTAAATCCTTCATAGTTTTCTAGATATGGGATTAAGAATCTACTATATGTAAATTCGGTAGATTGATTTGCGTATTCTCTAGTATACTCAGGAATACTTGCCTTGTCTAGTAATTTAAACTCAGGAATAAAACAAAAGTCTTCTTCCCTAACTCTTTTCTTAAATGCCTGTAAATGAGATTCTATTTGCACTTTATGAATATCATTATGTCTTGAGTCATAACCAATATAGACATTAAGTGGTTTTCCTTTAGATAACTCCATAACCCTTTTAGAAAAATTAACTACTTCATTTCTCCATTCATAATCTTCTTTTTTTCCTTGCATACCATGACATTGTATTTCTATGTTAGTATATGAATAATTAACAGTCAGGTCTGTTGGTCTTGTTGCCAAAAATTGTGGTCTAGCGAATATTTCTAACCACTCATCTATCTCTAAAGGTTCTACCCAATCAAAAGCATTAAATGCGTCCCAAACAACCATTTCCATAGTCTCATCATCTAATGCACCAAATACTCCTTGTCTTACAGAGCCAGGGTGGATATGAAGTGCATAATAATCATCATGTTCCACTTTAGATATTACACCTTGAATAGGTTGGTTTAATCCGTTCTTCTTAATATCATGAAGTAACCAGTGTCCTTTACAACCATGATAAAAAGACGAACCTATATCATCAAATCCTTTTTCTTTATCAATCTGTTCAACCAAGTTCCCCTCACTATCCATTCTTCCCATGTTCATACCACCAGTATAATATTCAGGCACG